AAGAATCCTAGAAGGGTTCTAGCTGTATTTCTATATGACTCCATATTTTTCAAAGAGTCTTCTCTAGCAAGTTGTAATGCTTTTAATGTTTCTGCTGGATTGGTAAAGATGGTAATTTTACCCATAATTCTATCAACAATATCTCTATCAATATTAGAAATAGTTTTACCAGTTTCATTTAATATATCTTTAATATTTTTCTGAGAAACAATTGTCATCAGTTTCTCAAACTGAACTCTTGGTGATAATTGATCAAATGTTTTTTCAACTCCGCCCGCTGCCAAGAAAGCTGAAGTCTGATCTGTTAATTTACCTATAAAACCTCTCCACCCTTTAATATTAGGATCTTTTGATATTTCTATTAATTGATCAATAAGAGCTAAGTTTTGAGATGTGTTTTTAAAATCAGTAACAGCTTGATCAACTTCTAAAGATCTTGTTGTAAGGGTGTTTTCTTCTCTAACAGTTAATGGTTTGTTTAGATCGGCTTTCGCTTTTGCTACTTCTTTAGCAATAGCTGTTTGATATGCTCTTGTATCTTCTTTTTCTTTAGCCTCTTCTGCCAAATTAAGTGCTGACAAAGTTTGAGCTCCACCTTGTAATAGATCTAATGTATTTTTAACATTAGGAACTGCACTAATTTTTTGGAACATGTCTGCTAAAGAAGCCCCCATATCCATACCTTTTGGTAGTGGTGTAGATGTAGTAGTTGGTACGGTAGTGGTTGTTCCTGTAGTTGTTTCTGTAGTTGTTCCTGTAGTTGTTTCTGTAGCTTCTCCACCAGCTTCAGCAGATCCATTGGTAGGAACATCATTACCATTTTCGTCAATTTTTCCTGGATCTTCTACATTTAAAGCTTCCGCCTCTTCTTTCGTAATTTTTGTAGGATCTACAGGTTTATTAACATCAAAATCAGGGGTTATTGGTGGCGATAATCTTTTGGCCGTTACTACTGTTTCATCAGCTTCAGGTTGGTATTCAGTTGTTATGTCTTTTATTCCCTCTGTAATTTCATCTCTATCAGCTTTACCAACTAATTTAATACCTGGTATATTTTGAACTTGAAACTCAGCTAGATCTTGCATATTAAAACTTTCATCTAAGTCAATACCAAAAAATTTTGGATCTTTTAGAAATTTATCAACCTCTGTTGCACCCTCAAGACCTTTATACATTCTTATTATATTTTTTAAAGCCTTTTTGCCCATTCCCTCTAAACCATAACCAGTAACTTGGGCAAATGAACCAAAATCTTCGGGCGCTCGTAAAAAGCCTTCTTTTCCATATCCCAATCTTTCGCGCCTAAATTCATCATTTGGTGTTTCTAAACTACCCAAAGGTTCGTTACCTTTTGCCCAGGGCACCAGTATATTATCTACATCTTCAGATATAGTGGTAGTAGGGTCACTTGAATAAGCCATATTTAGTATTGGGAAAAGCTGCATACCATCAAGAATACCTTTATCTAAGAGTTCTTTAAAATTAGATGGCAACTCGTAAACATTACCTTTAACCATTATCCTATTTGATCCAATATCAGTTTTAGTTGCTGGTGGGGTGTAGCTAGTGTCTTTGCTTGTAGGTATAAACCTATCTAAGAAGCCTGATGATTCTCCAGATACACTTGCAATATCATCACTAAAATCTGCTACATTAGTTGTCTGAGGGATGTTTTTTCCAGCTAATTCTTGTATTTGATACAAAGGCACATCAAGGCCAACTTCAGCTAATTCAGCTTGTATTTGATTTGCAGGTAAGTTCCTATCAATTTTACTAGAAATTAAAGGCTCGTATACAGGGTTTTCCATTCGGTTATCGCCAAATATTTGAGCAACACTCATGCCTTGTTGGAGCTGTTCTATTTGTTTTCTCGTTTCTGGATGATCAAACCCAATAGGCAAATTTCTCTTTTTTCTTTCCCGAATTATAACGTTTAGAGGAAGTTCAATATTAGAATCATAGTAATTAAAATCATTTGAAATGGTTGTATTTGGGGTGCCATTAGCATAGCCCTTTACAAACATTTTTCTGTTTAAAACATTGTTCATTATATGGTTCCAGTTGTGGGTCCAGGATAAGCATTCTTATAAAGATTTCCATATACACTCATAGCTCCTTGCATTCCAGCAGCTAATGGATCAACTGGCAATCCATAACTTCCTGTAATTTGTGAAGAACCTGCTTGGTATTGAGGCATCAATCCAGCAATACCAGAAAGTGTTTGTAAAGGTCTGTTTTGTTGAGCAGTCTGTTGAGCAAACTGTCTTTGATACCTAGTATCTTGTATATTTCTAGGAATAGAGCCTAAATTCATAAGTTCTTGTCTTTGTGATTGACCTAGTTGTTGACCATAACCTCCAAGTTGACCTAATTGACCTCCATATCCAGCTAACTGTTGGCCTAATCCTGCGGCAGTCGCACCTCTTTGTTGACCAATTCCCATTAATCCAGACGCATATCTTCCACGACCAGCTTCTTCGCCTTGGCCATAACCAGCTAAAGTTGAGGCTAGCCCTGTTTGAGCACCAAAACGTTGACCAGATAATCCTGACAATCCACTTGCTGCTTGTCTTCTAGCATCTTGTTGTCTTTGGAACTCACCCATTCCTAATTGTTGAGCTTGACCAAAACCCCCTGCTCTAATATTTGCTAACATACTTCCTAATCCTTTGCCGAAGGCTTCTTGTCTTTCTCCAGCACTAAGCCTAGCTCTTGAACCAAAAGCAGATTCGCCACCTTGAGCAATATCTGCAGCACGCTGTCCAATATTTTGCATTTCATTTGCTTTTATTGCGTCTTGAATTGTTTGTTGTACTACTTGCTCTTCAAATGGATTGTAAAATTGGCTAGTTAAGCCTTGATCATAACCACCTAATGTTTGTCTCATTAAGTCTTCTGACTCGCCTAATCTTCCTCCATATCCAGACACCGCATCTCTAGATAAACCCCTTGCTTCAGACAAAGATCCCAACAAAGAAGTTAAACCTTGACCTATTTCTCCTGTCGCAGATGCTAAATATGGATCTTGTAAAGTTTCAGCTCTTCTTGCTTGACCTATAGCTTGATTAATTAAATTTTGATTTTGTGATAAAAATGGTTGATATGCACCAATACCAGCTTGAGCTCCAGATAAAGCTAAGTTTTCTAAATTTCCTAATCCAGCTGTTTGTTGTAAGGGAACATTTTGGCCTATTAAATTTGACCCAGCTTGTTGTATTTGGTTTAAAAGTCCTGGAGATCCAGCAGACCCAAAATATAAATTTTTTAGTAAAGGATCTTGTATAACCTCGCTAGTGCCTTGTCCAAAAAGAATAGGTTCTTGTGCAGCAGCACGGGTATATTCTCCAGAAAAAGCTCTTTTTAAATCATCAAGTACAGACATTAGCTATACCTCGCAAAAGTTTCCATTAGTGTTGTCATATTATCAGTTCCTTTTTCTCTACTTGCTTCTCCTGTTGGTAATAACATAATACCACCATCTTGTTCGGCTATATCAAATGCCCCAGCGCCTCTTGTTGCTTTAGCAGTCATAACAAATTCTCCATCACTTAACATGGCTGGTATATCATCCGAAGTTCCTGTTCCAGGGCCTTCAGACTCACCACCAAAACGCATGTCTAGAACTTGTCCACCATCTGCATAAGCTTGGACAATACCACCATTAGCAACGCCTCTTGTAAATCTTTCTGGCATAGGCGTTCCTATTGGAGCATAAGGCATGGTTTCATAACTAGCTTCTAATGGCATTCCTTTTGTTGATGCTGTAGGCATAGTTAATAATTTAGGATTGGTTATACCTGGTAATCTAGGGGTTCCTATTCCCACATCAAATCCACCACCAGGATTGTAGACTGCTTGTTGAGCTAAATCTGGTCGTAAAGATTTTCTTATGTCCTCCATACCACCAGACTGTCTAATGGCTGCATCTCTAGTAATTTTTCCGTAACCTAAAGCAAGAGCTAATAGTTTTGGATCTATTGAAGGTGCTTTTATAAGCTTACCATCTTCATTATACTGTCCTGTAAAAGTATCTTTAACTCCACCCACTATTCCTCTTGCTGCGTCTCCAATACCTTTAATAATTTTTGGTGTTTTCTGTCCAAAGAAACTTCCACCAGGACCTTGTTTATACATTTTTTTAGCTTGATCAACTGTATAGTAATTTCCATCTACAATATTTTTAAATTTCTGTACTCCGTTTTCTGTTATAGAGTCATTTGGATCAAAATTTCGTTGCAACCATTCTGTAATAGATGTATCTTGCCCTTGTGCAACAGGCATCATTTCGCCTGCCATACCAGCACTACCAACAGCATTCATAATGCCTGTACCACTTAAAGGATTGGCTAGACTAGATGCTTGTTCAATAAATTGACCGCCATAACTATCAGCACCTACGTTTTTAAAAATACCACCATATCCAGCTTTTTGGTCTGCAGCTACTTGTTCTCCAATATTAGATAAATATTTTCCAGGAGCATCCATAAAGGAGCCTATATTAGCTTTTAAAGCTTCTGAAACATTACCTAAACTTGTGATTCCTGTACCAGCTTTTATATTAGCTAAAGCTCCAGTATCGCCAAATACTTTTTGAGAGCCACCAGCCCCTAGAGTTAATACATCTCCTATACTTGCATCACCTTTAGCAATATTGTTTAAAGCGTTGGCTTTATTGTAAACAGTAGCGAATGGTTGCCAGGGACCAGGTATAACCGCTGCTATTGGAGCTATTTTTTTAACTACTTTTTTTAATTTTTTTGCAATTTTAGAAAGCCACCCAAACTCAGGTAATCCTGTTTGTGGGTTTATTTCCATATTCCTATTTCCAACTACGAATGAATCTGGATTTACTCCATACTCGGAAATAGACTTATCTATTGCTTTGACTAATTTTGGATTATTTTCTGCAACAATTGCAGGAATGATTCTTTCACCTTGAGCAATATGTGCCAAGTGATTGTCTTCAAGCCTACCTAAAGATGCGATACCTTTTAAATTTTGTTTTTGTTGGCCGTTTAGCATACCTTGTTCCATATGTTATTTTAACATTTTAGGTGTAATATTTCTCAATACCCCATCCCTCTAAAGATGAGCCTAAATTTATTGTTATATCCCCATTAGTTTTTATAGAAACATTTCCAACCAAAGCTTTGGCTTGGTATCCTTGAGGATTAGCGGGTGTTCCCAAATCTAAGAACTCATGCCCGTTATATACTTGCAACACTTCGGTTGTAGTATTAAAGATTAGCGTGCCAATATTAAAGTTTAATTTGTCACGTTCAGTAGTCGATAACTGTAAAGTATTATCAGGGTCTACTGATCCTAAGTTTATCTCTAAAATCCTTACAAGTCTATTAAAAACATCAACAGAAGTTGTATCTCCATAAGCTAACGGCAGTTGAGTTTGCAGTATTTTGCTCATCTCTTACCGTCTGTCTTTACGTCTAGCCTAGTCGCCCCCAATCTCCAGCCAACACTTAGGTTTCCGCTGGTATCGTCATCATCCGATTCAACCCTTAAAACAGCTTGTCGGCCTCTTGCTCTAATATTGCTTTGCTGCGTTGTAGAACCAATAGAGCTGGTTGCTCTTGTTGTTAAAGAATCGCCTGGAAAGTTTCTTGTTTTAACAACAATATTAACTTTTCCGCCGCCAGAATTAGACAAAAATTTAAAGTCTGGTATTAATCTTCTAATAAAACTAAATTGTTCTCCGTCACCTATATCAAAGTCTGAGCTTTCAATAAACACATTTGTCATCGGCGAGCCATCATCGTCAAAGCCCGTTTCTTGTTCATAAAGATAGCCGCTACTTACAGCTCTAGGGAAGTTCTCAATACCAGAATCTAGCCACGCTGTTCTACTTAAAGACCCATATACCCAAGTTTGTTCTGCGTAATTATAAATAATATATCTGTCAATTTCTCTAGAATCAGCCGAACAATAAAACCAACCAACTTCATTTTTATCAGCAATTGTAAAGGCATTAATTTTAAAAGATTGAGTTAAATTAATATCTGAAAAAACATAATTTTGCACGCTGCAAGGAACAGATTGAACCGTACCATTGTAAGCGTAAAAATTATTGTAGCTCATCCAAAATACAGCAGAAGGAGCTGTTACAGATGCTTTAGGCCCTATTAAACCTGTTCCTTCGTTAATTAAGTTAACAGCAAAAGTAAATGGAGGTCCGACAAACTGCATACTGTACAAAGCAGTATCAGTCCAAACTAATATTTCTTGACGAGATTTATTAGCTCCAATAATAGAAGATCCAGAAGATAGCCTTAAAGAACCAGCAGTATTAGTAATTAAAGGCTCAAATTCTAATTCATTTTCTTGGTCGGAAAATGCAATTAGCATCGGGTCAATTGTTCCAGACCTAGAACTACCACTAATAGGATCGGCGCCCAAAACAATTAAATGCCTGTCTTTTTCAGAAGCAATAATTTGTATGCCTTTGGTTGGAACAAGGTTAGCTCCAGATATTCCAGAAAGTGCAACAGCTCTAGTGGAAACGCCATCGTTTTCTACCCATTTATAAATACCGCCATTTCTAGCATTTATAATTAAATTTTCGCCAAAATGGTCATGCGACCATAGTCTTAGCTGTCCTGTCTCTGATAAAGCTGTAGTAGATCCAAAGGTTCCCTCGCCCCAAGATCCTGCTCCCCATCCTGTAGATGGAACATAATCATCTAGACCTACATTTATTTGGTAAACACCATCTACCCCTGCTCCACCATTACCTGAATCGCTTGCATTTGCAGTAACGGTATCGCCTGAAGTATCTTTAGCTATAAAAGTATAAGTATTGTCAGATGGTACTGTTGCTATTTGATATTCTTGATTTAAAACATTTGCTGTAATTAATCCCCCTAAAGAAACCGCGCCAGCTATTGTAACAAAGTCGTTTTGGACTGCGCCATGAGATGAATCTGTGGCTGTTATGATTGAACTGCCGTTAGTAGCAGAAAAAGTAATCCCGTTTGTTGTTGTTGCTCTAATAGGTGTAACATCGTAAAAAACATTACCTTCTTGTATGTAATATTTCCAAGTTGTTCCTAAACCTAGTAATTTTTGCCCACCCAAAGAAACCCAGGCGTGTAAAGCCCTACAAGTTCCTAAAAAAGATTCAGTTGTATTTTTAACCCAGCCACCAAATTTTTCAGGCAATCCTTTTCTAAACCTTACAAGGTTAACATCAAACCA